CAGCCGTAAAGATGGCCAACAGAGCCCGTGCCGCAGCCGCGAAGAACCAGACCATTGCGACCAAGCTTGCCAAGAACAGAAGCTTGCCGCAGCCCATACGGCCCACCAACAACGCACAGACCAAGGCCCCCGATTTTTCGCAGATGTCAGACCGTGACTTTGCTGCGTTTGAGGCCAAAGTCAAAAAGGCGCAGATGGATGGGAAGAAAGTAAAACTTGAATAATAAGGAGATTTAATCACTATGGCAACCATGATAACTACTACTTCCGGCCTTTCCCCCACTATGCAGTCCTACTACGACCGCAAGATGCTGGAGTACGCAAAGACCCAGTTTGTCTTTGCGAATTACGCGCAGAAGCGCAGCATACCTAAGAACAACGGTAAAACCGTTCAATTCCGCCGCTGGACCCTGTTCACTGCTGACCCCACGACCCAGACCCTGACCGAAGGCTCCACCCCCACCGCACAGAATCTCGCCATGTCTGCGATCACCGCCACTGTAAAGCAGTACGGCGCATACGTGGAAGTATCCGACCTGCTCGACCTGACCGCGATAGACAACGTAATTTCCGATTCTTCCGAACTGCTTGGTGAGCAGCTTGGTAACGTTCTGGATATGATAGTCCGAGACGCTATGTCCGCTACCACCAACATTCAGTACGCCGGTGGCCAGGCCTCCGATAACACCATCACCGCCACCCAGAAGCTGACTGTTGAGGAAATCCGCAAGGCAGTTCGCACCCTCAAGAAGGCCAAGGCGCGCAAGTTCACCCGCAAGGGAGGCAAGCCCCACTATATCTGCATAGTGGACCCCGACGCCGTATACGACCTTCAGAGCGATTCCCTCTGGCAGGACGTTTCCAAATACAGCAACGCAGAGCAGATATATGACGGCGAGCTTGGCAAGATGTTCGGCGTGGTGTTCATAGAGACCACCAACGCCAAGATCGTCAATAACGCCGCCCAAACCCCGTACGGCGTACACCAGACCTTCGTGTTTGGCGCCGATTCCTACGGCGTGGTTGACGTCGCCGGTCAGGGCGCTATAAAGGCTATCGTAAAGCCTCACGGTTCCTCCGGCACCGCTGACCCCCTCGACCAGAGGGCTACTGTAGGCGCAAAGGTTACTGCTTTTGCCGCTTGCGTGCTGAATTCCGACTGGCTCGTATCCATCCACCACGGCGTAACCGCCTAAACCAACTATCAAAGGGGCGTTTCATAACGCCCCTTATCTTTTTAAGGAGATTTAAATATGGCTATCAAGAAAGAAAAGACCATGAAGGAAATATTGGACGAACAGCCCAAGGTATCATATCTGATTCCCTACACCGATGGTGAAAATCTGCCCTATACCGCAGTCACCATCAACGGCTATCGCTTTGAGATAAAGCACGGTGAGCGCGTTGAAATCCCTGAATCCGTAGCCCGGATACTGGACAACAGCAACGAAACGCTCCGCAAGATCAATCAGGAATACCGCGATATGACTGTCGGCAGCGGCAGGAACCTGACGGACAGCGCTCCCGCAGAGGAATAATGTCCTATGGCGGCGGCAGAATCCTTGACTCTGACAGGTACGCCGAACCCTAAACAAGCTGAATTTTTCAAGTCCCGGGCAAGGCACACTTGTTACGGCGGCGCGAGAGGCGGCGGGAAAAGCTGGGCTATGCGGCGAAAGGCTGTGCTGCTTGCCCTCAATTATCCCGATCTGAATATTCTCATACTGCGCCGAACGCTCCCCGAATTGAGGGTAAACATCGTTGAACCCCTTATGAAGGAGCTGTACGGCTTTGCGGAATACAACGTTACAGAGCGAGTATTTCGCTTCCCCAACGGCTCTAAAATTCGAATGGGCTTTTGTGACAGCGAGGCCGATGTATACCAGTACCAAGGCCATGAATACGACGTGATATGTCTGGAAGAAGCGACACACTTCACGGAAACGCAGATGCAGTTTTTGACTACCTGTAATCGTAGCGTCCGCACAGACTTTACGCCGAGAATGTACTATACGTGCAATCCGGGCGGCGTAGGTCACGGCTGGGTGAAACGCCTGTTCATAGACCGCGAATTTCGTAGCGGCGAAAAGCCCGAAAACTATGTATTCATTCCTGCGAAGGTTTACGACAACGTAGCCCTTATGGATTCTGACCCTGATTATGTCCATACGCTGGAAGCTCTGCCCGAAGATCAGCGCAGGGCATTCCTTGAAGGAGATTGGGACGTAGTAGAAGGGCAGTTTTTCAAGGAGTGGCGCAAGGAGAAGCACGTTATCAAGCCATTTACTATCCCGTCACATTGGCGCTGTTTCCGTTCAATGGACTGGGGCTATAACGACCCGTGCTGTGTTTTGTGGCTTGCCGTATCCCCCGACAGGCGCATATTCGTTTTTGACGAGTATTACCAAGACCAGCGGCTTGTGAACGATGTGGCACACACCATTCGCGAAAAGACCGGCACACGCAAGATTGATTACACTGTAGGTTCCCCCGATATGTGGCAGCACAGGGGAATGACGAACATGACAAGGAAAGGTTTTTCCGGCGAAAGCATAGCTGAAAGCCTGATCCTTTCCGGTGTACCCGTAATGCCTGCCGACAACTCCCGCATGGTAGGCTGGCAGCGCGTCCGTGAGTTTCTGGGAGACGCACCAGACGGCAAGCCGTGGCTGCAAGTGTTTTCAAACTGCCGCAATCTCATTAAGTATATGCCGCAAATGCAGTATGACCCCAACGACCATGAGGACGCTTTGGACGGCGACGACCATGCCCCAGAAGCTTTGCGCTATGGGCTTATGTCACGCCCCTCCCCTGCCTCCATACAGCGGGAACGGCAACGCAAGGTCATAGACCTGACAGACCCGTTTGTTGAACTGCCGCGCCGTAAAGCAAGCGGTTTTTTGAGTTTATAAGGAGAATATCACATGACCCTCAACGATATTATATACGCTGCTCTAAGGCAGCTTGAACGCGGCACAGACGCGCAGACCGTTGACAAATTCCGCCGCGTGTTCACCGATTATGCAAACAGCGGGCAGCGCCGCCTTGCCAATCGCTTCAAGGTAACGCGGCTTGAAACCGTTACGCTGGATGACAAAGGCCGGTTCAATGTGGATTCGCTGGAACGCTCTTGTGTGCTGATAGAGAAAATAACCGACGGAAACGGTGCTGAGATGTCATGGGGCGAGATAGTGACCGGGCTTATCGAAGTGACCAACGGTGCGAATGCCGATGTCAACGTGTACTATCGGTATATGCCCCGCGAGATGTCCTCCCCTACCGATGTTCCGGAGCTTCCCTCTTATATGCACAGCGCTATCCCCTATTATGTTGTTGGCTGTCAGCGCTGCGGTTCAGATGCAGATACACAGGCCACGGCAGGAGCGCACTTCGACTTGTTCAACCGCGAGGTGTCCGACATATATTCCCAGCACTACGCATCTAAGGACGCATATACCTTAAAAAACATGGGGTGGTAACATGGCTGATATTTATAACATAGGCGAGTTTTTAGGCATAGCCCAGCACCGGGACGGCTCCCTGCTGAATACCGGAACGGCTATCGATGCCCGCAACATGGACACGTCCGACGGCAATCTCTCTGTTGCCAAGGGCTATGTGCGTAAATCAGGCAACGCCATTCCTTCTTCTGCTGGACAGATACTGCGCATAATCCCTGTGGATGAAAGCAACATACTCGCTGTTACCCAGAACAGCATATACCACGGCACATACGACACATGGAACCTCACTCCCATATACACCTTTGGAACAACCCTGCCTGTAACCTGCCAAATAGGCTATGCACTTGGCAAGATTAATACCACAAATGTTGTCGTCATAGGCACTGGCAAAACGCAGCTTATCAAGGTCAACATGGGAGATACCGTCACCGCAGAGATATTCGGTTCCGGCCTGTACATCTTTGAAACTACTGTCGCTTCATACGCTGACAAGGTGGTAACACTGGCCGATGCAATGTCGCAGGACATTCAGCAGAAGTTTGTAGTAGAAAAGGGCGTATACATCAACGGCGTATTCCGCAAAGGCTCTATTACTTCGGATACTACTATAACGCTGGATACCACGCCGGGCGTTGTCCCTGTTGCGGGCGATACTGTCAAACTGCGCGGTGGTGCTTCTGACGCGCACTGTAATTTCGTATGTATGCACAACGGCAGGCTCTTTGCTGCCGGCGACCCTGACGCGCCTAACCGCCTTTACTGGTCAACAATACCGGGCGATGGCAGGACTATTGAACACTGGCTTGCTATTGAATCCTCCGTTGATTTATCCGGGGGATACGTGGAAGTCGGAGATACAACCGCAGACCCCATAATCGGCATATGCGAGCTGTCAACACAGATACTCATATTCAAGCGGTACAGCATATATCGCTTGTACGGCGACAGGCCCAGCTATTACACCGTGGAGCGTGTAGAGAAGTTTACCGAGAACATGAGCAACGCGGGAGTAGCCGTCAAGACCGATATACCGTACTGGCTCACCAGGAGCGGTATTAAGCTGTTTAACGGCGCGGATATGCAATTGCTTGATGGCGGTCAAAACTACCTTTGTAGCTTCATTGATACCATTAAAACGGTATCACAGAGCAAGGCGTTCACAGCTAATGGCAAGCTGTATTTTACTTGCCGCGTTGGCAACACCGGAACATATGACGATTCTGTTATAGTGTATGATACCGTTAATGGTACTTACATGGTGCGGGACGGCTTCAAGATAGCTGACATGTGCGCTTTTGAAAATACTATCTACCTCATAAACGATACGGGCTATCTGTACGAATTTGATAAAGGCGAAAAGTACGATGGGCAGGCTATATCGGCATATTGGCAGACGCAGCCAACAGACCTAACGTTGAAGTACGTCAACAAACAGTTAAAGGAAGTGTATTTCCGAGCTGGCAACGTAGGTTCTGTAATAATTCTTGAAACATTTAACGGCAATTCCCGCAACAGGGAACGCCGCGTGATTCAGAACGACGACATGATTGATTTGCCCATGAATAACCAGCCCTGCCGCCGGTTCAGCATTAAGCTATCCAACGAAGCAGGCAGCCATTTTACCATATACGGCGGTATTCAAATCCAATATGAAGGGAAGGTGCGTCCTGTATGATGCAAAGAGGATTGCAGATCATTAAACTACCCTCCCCCAAGAATCTGAGCATTGAGGAAAAGACCGTGTACGACAAGCAGTCCGAATGGATAAACCAGAATTTTAAGACGATATTTGACGGCGTTGACGAGCTGAAAACAGCAGTCACGAGCCAAGAACAACTTAATGCCACGCTTGCACAGGTTCAGGAATCTCTCGCCGAGATAAACAAGAAGCTGGATGAGCTGAACGGAGGCAGTTAATGGGAACGATATACAAGACCTTTGACGTAGCGTTGGAGTTAAAGCAGACTTCTACCAACGCCCCTTTTTATGTCATTGAGGGCGACAACGGCAACAAGATAAGGATTACCGTCACGGACGGCGGTTCTGCCGTTGACCTGACTGGCTGCCGTGTTATCGCCGTGTTCTCAAAGTCCAACGGTACGTCCATGCAGGACAGCGCCGAGGCTGGCGGCGGCGTGACTATTGGCGGCACATATAACAATGAAGTGACCGTTGCGCTTCGCCCCGCCTCCATTGCCCCCGGACAGGTGGAATGCGAGTTGCAGATTTATTCTGACGAGAACAAGACAACCCTTATAACCACGGCAAAATTCAACTTTGAGTGCCAGCGGGCTATTTTTAACGAAGATACCGCCATGGCTACAAACGAATATCCTCTGCTTGTGTCCCTGATTTCAGTGTGCAACGGCATAGTCGATGCGGAAGAACTGCGTGTTACTGCCGAGGCTTCCCGTGTCTCTGCCGAGGGCGAAAGGGCAGCAGCCGAGGCGGCGCGAGAAACAGCCGAGGGCGAAAGGGTTGAAGCGGAAGAAGCGCGGGAAGCTGCTGAAACCGCAAGGGTATCCGCTGAATCATCCCGTGTTGCGACTGAACAAGGCCGGGAAACCGCCGAACAGAGCCGCGTTACTTCCGAGACTGTGAGAGCCAGCGCCGAGACAGCGCGAGAGACGGCCGAGAGTGAAAGAGAAACCGCAGAGACAGCGCGGACTTCCGCAGAGACTTCCCGCGTAACGGCTGAGCAAGGGCGTGTCAGCGCTGAAAATACCCGCGTATCACAGGAGCAGGAACGGCAAGCGGAGATACTGAAAATCGCTGGCATGACCGTTGAAGTTACCACGCTGGCCGCAGGAGCACAGGCAACGGCTGAATTGGTAGAATCCGGCGATCACAAAGTCTTAAAGCTGGGCATACCGAAAGGGCAGGACGGTTCCGGCACTGGCGATATGTCGAAGTCTGTTTACGATACGAACGGTAACGGCGTAGTAGACAACGCCGAAAAGCTGGGAGGCCATGCTGCATCTTATTTCTCCCCTGCTACCCATAACCATGATGGCGTGTATCAGCCCGCCGGGACTTACGCCACCCCGGACGATGTTTCCGGGGCCGTGTCGGGGCATAACAGCGCAGGCAACGCACATTCCGCGCTGTTCAACAACAAGCAGACCGCGCCCGCCCTCTCTTCCTCCCTCCCCGACAGCGGCACGGCCTTAACCGCTAATACTATTTATGCAGTTGCCACTGCCGTAGGAACATACGCGTTTACGCCCCCTGCTACTGGTTGGGCACATGGTATGTTTACCACGGACAGTAGTGTATCAGTGTCATTTAGCGGTACATTTATGGGCGCGGCCCCGACTGTCGAAGCATCTAAAGCATATGAATTTGATGTTTTTGATGGCGTGTGGGCAGTACAGGAGGTTGTAAGCGCATGATAGGTATGCTACGAAGGAGGCTGATGAGTGGCGGCGGAGCTTTTGAGTTTACCTACACAGGCCAATTTACGGACAAGATAGAAGGTTCAAAGCGCGTTATCAAATTCACTTCATCTGGTACACTGAATGTTAGCGGTTCGGTTGTGGCTGTTCTTTACTTGTTGGCTGGCGGTGGTGGAGCGCAATATGACACGGGTTATGAAAATGTAATGTCGGGCGGCGGTGGCGGAAACTTAACGGTCAATGACTTTATGCTGAGCGATGGCACATATAACCTCGTGATAGGCAAAGGAGGCGGTGGGTGTGCTGGTCAGTATGTTAACGGTAAATGTAGCGGTGATGGAGGCGATACCACGGGATTCGGCTACACTTGTACTGGCGGCACAGGGGGAGGCGAAAACTTATATACTCCTTATGGCGGCACTGGCGGTAAGCCGAACGGAGGAAATGGAAGTACACCTGGACAAGGAGTGTTAAGAGCTGTTGCAGGAGGAAAACCTAATGGTGGCTCAATTAGTAATCCAATACAAGCAAATTCTGGCGGCGATGGCTATATCACACTTACAATACCACTATAAAAAGGAGTACACTATGAAAATAATTTTATCGGGGGGGGCAGCCTCCGTAAAATAAAAAGCGCCTATGCGCTATGATACCATTGCAGTTTGCCTTGCGGCGCAGAATGATGATGGCAGGAGGCGGCGGTGCGTCCATATCGGATTTGCCGCTGGGTACATTGATAAATATAGGCGCGGATGGTGGAGCGGGTGCGCCTAACTATGAGATAGCGGATAAGAATAATCTTGTGAGCGGTGGCGTGGTGCTGGTCAGAAAAAACATCTATTCTAACTCGGCGTTCGGCTCAAACACAGATTACCCCAACAGCACGCTGGATAACCTGATAAAAACCACCATCTATAACACACTGCCCCAGCAGCTCCGGGATAAAATGATGGACGTAACGTTTAATCTTTCCGGTTCCGGGGTTATAACCCGCAAGATGTTCGCTCTGACCTACACCATGGCGGGCTTTGGCAATAACAACGGAGTTGCAGAGGGCAAGGCGCTCCAGCTATACACGAGCAACGCCAGCAGGATTAAAACTTTTAACGGCTCGGCTGCCGACTGGTGGCTTTCTTCGCAGTCCTCCTCTCCCTACGCGTGGGTCGTCTACACGGGCGGCTCCGGCAGCAGCGGCTACGTGTCGTTCATGTACGGGGTTGTCCATGCTTTTGCAATACCCTTAAAAACACCATATGACCCTACACCAAATACAGACGGTTCATATAATTTAATCCTATAAAGGAGGATACAATGCTAAACACAAACTATGCCAAACTGGTGGGTGAGTACCCCGAATATTTACGCCTGCCGGTTGAGTTGAAATCGCCGCTTATAATCAACGGTGTGACGCACCCCGCAGGGGCGCACCTCTCCACCAATGACGATACGGCAATAAGGCAGTTGGGCTATAAGCCCGTGACCCGAACTGCAATGCCCACGCGGGAGGGATACTACTACACCGAGATATGGACGGAAACCGAAACGGCAATAGTGCAGGAGTGGGAGGAACATGAACGACCTCCGGTTACTGATTATACCGAAGTCCTCGATATTATAACAGGAGAAAAAGAATGATAGTACGCACGGCAGAAGAAGCAAGGGCATGGCGGGCGCAACTTGATAAGGCATTGCCCGCCGTACCTGATAAAGACGCAAGCGGTTGCGTAGACCTCTATCCCACCTTGAAACAGAACGGCAATCTTATAAAGGCTGGAACCCGTATCAACTGGGGCGGCTGGCTCAAACAGGCAACCGTAGACCTATGGGATACCGAGGAAAACGATCCCGACCATGCGCCCGACTTGTGGGTAAAGATACTGTACAAGGATGGCGTTAGGGTGATCTCCGATGTCATATCGGCAGCGGAAGCGTTTGGTAAAGATGAACTGGGCTGGTGGAACGGAGCGATATACAAGAGCCTCATAGCTGCCAACGTCTACACCCCAGACGCATACCCGCAGGGATGGGAACTTCAGGAATAAGAGCCGCACGGCTCTTTTTTAATACAAAAAACGAAAGGATAAATCAAAATGAAAGCTATGTTATCACAGCCCATGGCTGGCAAAACAAACGAGGAAATTGTAGCCACGAGAGAAAAGGCGATAAAAGCACTGACTTCAAAAGGATATGAGGTAGTGAACACTCTTTTCACAGACGAGTGGTACAACCCCGAAAACATGGAAAAACGAGGCGTTGTACAGATACCCTTATGTTTCCTCGCTAAGTCACTGGAGAACATGAGCCTTTGTCATGCTGCTTACTTTTGCAAGGGCTGGGAGAATGCACGTGGATGTCGCATAGAACATGAAGCCGCTAAAGCCTATGGCTTAGAAATAATCTACGAATAGAAAGGAAAACTATTATGAAGAAACTCACCTGTATCCTCGCGGTTATGCTCATGCTGTGCCTCTGCACCGTAGCATACGCCGCCGACCCCATGACCGTCGACATTACCGCACTGGATTATCAGACCGACAAGGTAGTGTCTAAGACTTACGTGCCTAATGAGTTGTTTAAGCTCAAGGTAGACATAGGTATACCCCGGTTTTACGACCTGACCGACATGGAGCTTATCGTGGAACTGGACGGCGTAAAGCTCGACGAGAACAACTTGCAGCTTGCGGACGGCACCTACAACATTACTGGCATAGTCATAGACCAGCCCGCCGCCCTCCGCGTCACTATCAAGGACATGGCTTATAATAACGCCGAAACCGCCGAAGAGCTTTACAATGCACTCCAGCAGGACAGGACTGTAAGCAAGACCTACTATTTTAACGCCGCGCAGCCCGCCGAACAGCCCATTGCAAAAAATCCCGTGGTGATACCCAAGACCGGCGACGCACCCGGTATGATAGCATTTAGTGCAATCTCTGTTGCATCACTCTTTGGAATAGGCAAGGTATATGCAATGGCCCGAAAAAAGGGCGGCAAATGCGGTAAGGGCAGTAAAGGCGGCGGCTGCTAATGAACACGATAGATAATTTCATTGCCTATCTTCGCAGCAAGGTAGGCAATTTGTATGTTTGGGGCGCACAGGGGGAATGCCTGTCCTGCATCATAGACCCGGAGGACTATATCCGAAAGGAGGAAACCTCCGAGCGCAACGCCAACCGGGCGATAGCCCTGTACCGCAAGCGCGTTGCAGAGGGCATGAACCCTATCGAGGCCTACGATTGCAGCGGGCTGATAGTCAAATTCCTGCTGGATAATAAGCTCATCAAGGCTGACGTTTCCTCACGCGGCCTGTACTCCATGTGTACGAAGATAGAGCGGAAAGACCTTAAACCCGGCGACCTTGTTTTCAGGCACAACGGCGTTCGCATTTATCATGTCGGCGCATACGTTGGTGACAGCAAAGTCATTGAATCCATGGGCAGGGATGACGGCGTTGTCTGCCGCGACATCAACGCCAGTGGCACAGGCTACTGGAACCGCTACGGCAGGCTGGACCTGCTTTGGGACGAGGTTCCGGCAAAACCCTATTATGCTGCCACTACCGGGAATGTGTGGATACGGCAAGGCCCCTCTACCTCCTACGCCAAGCTTGACATGGCGGAAAAGGGGACGAAGCTCATAGCGCTGCCCCCTGTTAATGGGTGGTCGGTAGTTACGGCTATAATCGGCGGCAAAGTAATAAGCGGCTACAGCTCCGCGAAATACATCAAGGAGGTGTAGTCCTATGAGTTTAGATGTAGATAGCACCATCATGGAGATAAAAGAAGCACTGGCAGAAATCGCCGCAGAGTTGCGCGAGCTACGGCATACAGTTGATAAACTGGAAGGCCGCCTCGACGCACTGGAAAAAGCACCCGCCAAACGCTGGGACACCGCAGTATACGCGGTCATCAGCGCTCTTGTGGGTGCGGCAATAACCTACTTCATTTCGCATTAAATAAAAAGGAGATAAACACCATGAAAGAATTTTGGAAAGCTGCTGCTCTCAGAGCGATAAGGACCATCTGTCAGACCGCCATAGCTACCATTGGCACCGCCGCCGTACTCTCCGATATCAATTGGGTGATGGTAGGCTCTGCCTCTGCCGTGGCCGGCATACTCTCTATTCTCACCTCCGTGGTGACCGGTATTCCCGAAGCACCCAAGACCCCCGAAGAAGATGATTTCTAACCCCCGACCGGGAATCCCTTTCAATCGCCCCCGTATGGTTTCGCCGCCGGGGGCAATTCTTTATAAAGGAGATAAGCGATATGGCAGAAACTAACTACGATGAGCTGCTTAAAAAGCTCGGCCTAACCGATGAAGCAGCTATAAAAAAGTGGCAGAAGGAATACGGCCTTGACCAGACCGGCACATGGGGCGCAGCTGAACAGGCGGCATATGACACCTACGGAGCCCTGCCCTATAAGACCGAACAGGCCATAAAGGACTACCAGCTATCCCGCGGCATAGAGGATACAGGCGCATGGGACGACGCTACCAAGCTTGCCTATCGCGGCGACCTTGCGGCAAAGGGCAGCGTGAATGATTGGTCTGACCTTGCAAAAATGGTACTGGAAGGATACAACCTTCCTACCACGGACAAGGACGAGATAAGGTCCTATGTAGAATCCTATCTACGCACCGCATACGACCAGTCCATAGAAAACAGGCGCAAGCAGACCGAAGCAGACAGGGCCATGATAGACCTCGATGCCTATTCTCGCGGCATGGGCGGCAGTACATGGGTGACTGACGCGAAGCAGCGCTTACAGGACGCAGAGGCCGACGACATAGCAAAGATGGAAGCGAACTATCAGGCCGGGCTTAATGAGGCTGTTCTTAATCAGTACAATCAGGCAGTAGCTCAAGGCCTCGCGGCGCAGAACAACGCCTACGACCTCGCCAAAGACCTGTATTCGCTGGGCCAGAACGCAAAAGCCGGCGTAGGCAGCATGGCCGGTTCCGGCGGCAGTGGTGGTGGCGGCGGCAGTTATTCCTACAGAAGCGGCAAGAAGAAATCTTCCGGCAGCCGTGGTGGTAGTAGTTCTTCTGGTAACAGCGGTTCATACATCTACGACAGCACCAAAGTCAAGAACCGCTACGGCAGTCTGAACTTTGCGTATAAGGACAACCGTGATGCTTATTATGCAAGCAACGGCTATACCCCTTATTACGCCAAGGAGGGAACGCCGAAGACAACCGCGAGTAGCAATAAGAAGACAAATACTACCAAGAGCACCGATACGAGCAAGAGCAACCGACGCATGTCCGGCCAGACTATGTAAAGAAGGTATAACATGGGTAAATATGATTCGCAACTCAAGAATTACTACAAAAAGCAAACCTCTGGTAAGGCCGACCTTGGCCTTTATCAGAAGCAGAATAAGGACGGTTCTGTTTCTGATTCCAAAGAGGTGCAGGACCGTGCGGCTGCCAACCGTCATATATACGCGGAGATAGCCCCTACCCTCGCCAACTCCACCAACAAGGCCGGATATGCTTCATGGATGAAGCCCAACAACGATGTATACTTCGGCTCTCAAACATTTGACGGAGATGCTTTTAATGCGGCACGCTCGGACTTCATGGATAACTTCATGCTGAACACCAAGACCGCAAATAAGAATGCCAATCACCCGAAGTACGGGTACGACTGGAACGATCCCGAAGATGTGCAGCGGTATGAGCAGGGAAAGATATCCAAAAAATATGAGGGAACATACACCGACGATCCCTTTGACCAGTTCCTCAAGGCATACGGACAGGCTTCTTCGGAATACTTTGCAAAAACATATTATCCCAAGGCATACAGCAAGGTAATTGCCGATCGCGCCGCGCAGCAGCGCATAAAGGATTTTAGGAAGGCCGTCGCTAATGAGACATGGAGCACCGCCAGCGATCCCATGAACATTACCGGGGACGACATTGCGGCGGCGGCACAGAGAATACAGCTATCCAATCCCATCTATAAGGATATTGAACTGTACAACCCGAAAGACAGTGATTCCAGTTATGACAGCTACCTTTCCCCCGCTCTCGCCGAGCAGACAGCACAGGCGAAGGAGCAGAAAAACCGCACCGGGAAACTCAGCCTTGACGATGTAATGAGCGATATCGCCAGATACCAGAATCGTGAAAACGTAACGGCCCAGAAGGTGCAGGAGCAGGAAGAAACCGTCAAAACGCAAAACATCATAAACACCGCAATAGCCGACAGCGGCTTTTCCGTCGAGATAGACAAGCGCGTCGGCCTCGCGAGGGATAGCAAGCTTAAAGAGTACAACGCAAATAAGCAGAAAAAGCAGACGGCCTCCGACATAGCCATAGCCGCAATGCGCGAGGCCGGGTATTCCAACCAGGATATTCAAAAAGCCATACGGCAGGACGGCAGACTTTCCTATTCTGAAAGCACCGAAGGCAAGGCCAACGAAGCAGAACGCATAGCAAGGCGTGACAGCTCTGATGCCACAAGCGCAAAGATACTGAACGGCATGGACAGTTTTACGCAGGGCGCAGTAGATAAAGCTAAAAAGCTTGGCAACATGGGGACATCGGCACAGCAAGGCTTTTCCCCCATCTCCATGATGGAGGGCTACGGCATGTCAGCGCAGGAAACGCAAGCTGTGAACAACTATGTGGATACCACCCGCGCCATACTCGAAACACAGGGCTACAACGGCCTTGAAATCGACAACGCACTCCGCCGCGCAGATTTAGGCGAATACATACCCACGGCGACCGCCCGCACGAATTATGCCACGTATACCTTGCAGGAGTGCGGCCTCACTGACGAGCAGATTCAGCAGGTGCTTGCGACATACACCGAAGAGGACTGGAAGAACGTCGACAAGGATATGCTGGCAAGCGACTACGTGGAAAACAGTATGGCAGATCAGCTTGCAAATTCTATAATCTCCATGCCCATTCGTGCGGCGCTGTCTATCGCCTGCGGTGCGGTTGGTTTGGTTGATATGGGTGCGGCTACCATTTCGGGGCGCGCAGAGCTTTGGAAATTCACTGACGAGCTTCAGGATATGTCGGCATGGTGGACGCAGTTTTCCCACGACAGGAACCACGAAATAATATCCACCGCCGCCGACGTCGGTGCTGAAATAATGCGTATGCGTGCAACCGCACTCATAGGCTCTGCACTTACCCCCGCCGCAACTACCACATCCGGCAGCGCGGCGGGCACTAACTTTCTTTTCAACTTCATGCAAAAGAACGCGAGCCACCTTCCATTCATATCCGGTGCAATAGGCAACTACTACCTTGAGGCTGTAAACGGCGGCGCTACACCCCGAATGGCGGCCTTGTACGCTATCCCCGCCGGTGCGCTGGAGGGCTACCTTGAATCACTTGAGATGGGTGAAGTATTACAGCACACCTTCGGTATGAACATTGTAGGCAAGAAGATCGCGGCAAGCGGCCTTTCCGCCAACTTCAAGCAGTTTGCCATAACGAAGGGTATGCCCTTTATCAACTTCGCATTGGGCACCATCGGTGAAGGTCTTGAAGAAGCCGCGTCCTACTACGGCTCGTCAATTGCGAGAATGGCTACATGGGATAAGGGATATGAAATGGACTTCTCTGAAATGTGGGACAATGCTAAAGGCGGTTTGCTCATAGGCGGCATAATGAACGGCCTTTCTATGGGGGCGCATACGCAATCCTACAAATACGCATCGGAGATATACAAGGGTACTGGCGGCAACTATGCGGCTTACCTCGATAGTTTCATGTCTGCTATGCACATGGAGAATATGAACGATGTGCAGCGGCAAGCTCTCATTGACAAGTATAACAGCGGCGAGATCAACGTATCCCGCGACGCTGCCATTAACGCAGGAGTTGAGATACAGACCAATGCCGAAGTAGTAGCTGCTAAGAAACAGGCCGTTGAATCCGCAGAAAACGATGCTGCCATTAAGGTGGAGAACGCCAACAATAAAGTAACTCAGGCCGAACAGCGGCTTGCCAGTATTGACGATCCCGATCCAGTAAAGAAAGGCAAGAAGCTTGCACAGGCGGCCCGTGAACTGACTGCGGCAAAGGCAGCAGCGAGCCAAACGGCGAGCGAGGGGCAGAAGAAAGTAGATACCGCGACGGCGGACTACAAGTCCGAAGCGGCAAAGGCCAAGCGCAAGAATGCCGCCAATCAGCAGCTGGTTGACGAGTATCACGCATCAAAATATTGCAGCGATTTGGAACGCGACACGGCAAACGCCCTAAACGCCGCTGTCAGCCCCGATACCGTTCAGCCTACCGAGAATACCACCACACCCGCAAATGCCCCTGAGAGCCGTATTGATACGGTCAAAATGGATACTATGGAAGTGGCTGAACCTGTTGTTGAGAAAACCGCAGAAGTTTCTCCTGTTGCGGAGGGCAAAGCGGAAGAAGTTGTGTCAGACAATTCTGTCCTTTACAAACATAGGGATGGCGAAGGCGGCTGGGGCGAAGTTTACTCTGTGGCAAATTTTGCTGTTAATGATGCACTCCGCATTATAGACGCAAAACTTTGGGAGGCATTCAAGTCCGAAGTCTATAGCGCACCCGATGGCGTTAATATGTCGTTTCCTATAACAGACGCCGTAATTGCGGTAAGTGAGGATGTTCGGCAAGAACAAATTACGCCTATACAGGCAGCACGGCTTCTTAGTGAAGCATATGCGGTTGACGGTGTGAACGGACTTAAATCCCTTTTTAATACTCGCACTGGTAATCTGTACCCTCAGAGTCTTGAAAAGGCAAAGCGGTATGACACGACTCCACCCACTCCCAAAGTTGCTGTCTCCGAACCCGCCCTCAAAGACCTTGGTGCAAATACGCCTACGCCCGCCGAATTGAAACAGTCCAAGGTGTACACCAACACTTATGACAAGTGGCTCACCGATGCGGAAAAGGCGGCTGACAGCGCAGAAAATTCCGTGTATGCCGTATCCAAGGAATCTGACAGCATCGCCATGGCGAAAGAAAGAGTCCGCGCCTCCATAGACAGAACCGGCGGCATAGACGAAGCTATTCATGACCTTGCCCATGGCTCATGGGACGCGCCTGACGTTGACACCGCCATGCTCATAGGCGAGACGCTACGGGCGGAGGCGGCAGAAACGGGAGACTATACAAAGCTTAATGACTGGAAGAAGGAAATCCAGCGGCACATGACAGAAAGCGGTCAGGCCATACAGGCCCTTGCGAAGTGGACACGCGATAGTTCTATCGGCGCCGAAACGGCCCTTGATAAGGCCGTTGCTGACATCAACAAGCAGAACCAGAAGCGTATAGACAGCGGTAAGATGGCTCCCATTGAGGTCAACCCGGAACTGCTGGCAGAGTTGAACAAAACGCAGACCCGGGCAGAGCGCGATGCCGTCATGAACAAGATTGCTGCCGACATAGGTTCAAAGATGCCAGCTGGCATATTGGATAAAATCAGGGCGTGGCGCTATCTTTCCATGCTGGGCAATCCACGAACAGTTCTCCGCAATCTCATAGGCAATGAGATAATGTCCGACGTTCTTTGGACTTCTAAAGATGCTGTTGGTGCGGCCCTTGAAAAGGTAATGGGTGTTGAACAGTCTCAGCGAACAAAAGCATTAGCTTTTGGCGACGCTTATAAGGCGAACAAGGCGTATGCCGCAACTACCCTTGACGATGCCCGCACTGCCCTTGAAGATAGTTCAAGGTACGACACAAAGAGCGGCATCGAACGGGCGATAGATGAGAACCGGCAGATATTCAAATTCAAGCCTGTTGAGAAGTGGCGCGAGGCTACGAATTGGGCATTAAGTAAGGGCGACACCGTATTCCTTGAAAAGCAGTACAAGCGTTCCTTTGCGCAGATTATGACAGCACGGGGCTACACTCCTGACACCATGACGGCAAAGCAGCGCTCAGAGTGCATGAGCTACGCCATCAACGAAGCGAAGCGTTCAACCTTCCACGATGCAAGCGTTGTTGCTGATGCTATCAGCAAGTTTGAAAATCGCAACGTCGTTACTAAAATACTGGTCGGCGGCGTACTGCCCTTTAAGAAAACCCCTATCAATGTTCTTGCTCGTGGCGTGGACTTCTCTCCCATTGGCTTGATACAGGGCACTGCTCAGTATGTCACTAAGGTTATGTCCGGCGAAATGTCTGCGGCACAGGCTGTCGATAAGATTTCCTCTGGCCTGACTGGTTCTGCGCTTATGGCCCTTGGCTTCTTCCTTGCAAAGTCCGGCATTATCACAGGCGGCAATGAGGATGAGGATAAATATTATATGTCCGACCTTGGGCATCAGGACTTTGCCCTTAATCTTGGCGACGGTAAGTCTGTAACCATCGACTGGGCTGCTCCTGCTACCATTCCCCTTTTTATGGGCGTTGCTTTGAACAGTACTCTTGAGGGCGAAATTGCTGAGGGCGAGAATAAGCTTGATGCGCTTATTAACACTCTATCTGGCATAACTGACCCCCTCGTAGAAATGTCTATGCTTCAGGGTTTGCAGGACACTCTTGAAGCCGCAGTCAAAGCCACAAAGAATGGCGAAAGCATGATATGGGGTCTTACAAAGAACGCCGCATACAACTACGTCAGTTCATTTATTCCCACAGTTGGCGGTCAAATTTCAAGGACTGTTGACCCTGTAAGGCGTGATACTTCTGGCGACCCCACAACGGCAGTAGGTAAAGAACTGGACAAGGTGGCAAACAAGATGCAGGCTAAGATACCTGGTTTTGCCAGCGAACTTGAGCCATATATTAACGTTTGGGGCGAACAGGAGATAAACGAGCATAGCTGGCCTGTCCGTCTGTTAGAGCAAACCATACTGCCCGGCTACCTTGATGAGGTTGATATGACCCCTGTTGATGTGGAGCTGACCCGCCTGTATTCGGTGACGCAGGATTCCTCTGTCGTTCCGTCGAACTATCCATATCGCACTCTGAAGAGCGGAGATGAGCGATACGTCCTTACCGCAGACGAGTACACCGAATTCAAGATCGAAAACGGCAGGGCCATGTATGCGGCCGCAGAGGACGCTATCAACAGTTCGCAGTATTCCCGCATGAGCGACGATGAAAAAGCATCCTACGTTGCTAAAGCAATCAAGGACGCGCAATCTGACATACTGAAAAGGTACAAGAAAAAGTACCTCGGCAAATAACACAATAGCCCCCTTACCGGGGGCTATTTTTTATTGCCTTGTTATACGCCTTGATTTCCAGTGCTTCCTCAACCACAGTTTCAATTACCCGGTTGCGGTATGTGTAGTATGTCTGCACCCGCTCTATGTGCAGCGCCGCCATGATCTCGTCGCGCACGGCTCCGGCCCGCGCTTTGCTCACCGGACGGCCAGTCAGGCCGAAACCAAACTCCATGAAATAGGCCATGCCTTTGTCCTCGTGCGTATATGCGCACCAGACGTTCTCAATAGCTTTGATCCACAGATCATCTTCCTCATTTATGGCTTTTGCCCTTGCCGTTGCCAGCCTTATGCCGCCAGATTCCGTTTTGCTGGTGCTAACACTGTGTTTGACCGGGGTATTATCCCCGCTGCCGTATGCGGCGTATACTGCATCGTCCACAATCTCTTGCCTTGTCTTAGCTTCACGCGCCTTGACTTTTTGGTAGTTATACAGATACCATTCCGCCCGTTTGTGCATTTTGCCCATTTGAATCGCCTCCCAGCTTTTCACGCGTAGCTGCCGCTACAAAGTCGGTTCGGCTCAAATAAAGGCCCTCGGTTATCAATCCGTCAATCCGTTCCGCCAACGCTATAGGTATCTTCACCATAGCAGAAGTCGGTTTGCGTTTCTTTTCTGCCGCGTCTATGCCGAAACATAAACGCAGTATATCAGGCGGGTATATCTTTTCGGCGGGCACATCGTAGTATGCCATAGCCTTGACCAGTTCGCACTTATTCAGTACCGCCCGTCCGCTCTCCATCATACTGTACACGCCCTGGCTCATGTCAAGCGCAGCCGCCGCTTCTGCTTGCGTCCTATTCCCCCGGAGCTTCTTCAGGTTGTTTTTTATCATCGGCTACCTCCTTGTTCACTTCGCGCCGCACAGGGGCAACATCGGCGGCGGGAATAGCGTATTTCAGATCCGTGATAACCGTTTCGGCTGGAATGTCGCTTTCGCCCATATGTACAAACGCCATAAACCATTCAATCGCCTTTTCGCGCTCTATGTACTCCTTACTCATTGTCAGCACCTTCTTCCAGTCCAAAATGCTTCACTGTTTGCATTGCAGGAATACCACCAACGAGATACGACAGCTCACACAACGCCTCAAGGCAGAACTCGTAAGATTCCAAATCCTGCTTAAATAGTTGCACGTTATTTCTGTGAATTACTCTTGTAAGCCCAACCAGATAGGCGATGTGCTGTTTCTGCTGTTTCTTGGTTAGGAAGAAAAACCGCATCAGTCAGCACCTTCTTTCCGTTCTCCGTAGCTGCAAAAATCGCTTTCACGGCGGCAATATTTTGTTCACAACCGCCGATATATTCCATGTCTGAAAATGAGTTTCCGGCTTTGCTTCCTATTAGCTTCCAATGCACGCACTCCCGGCATCTGACCACAGGAACAGCGTCAATGGTTGGAGCATTTTCGATAATTTTAATTGCCGAGTTCCATCCGTGTGCTATAACAAGAACCTCTCGTTCATCGTCCGGTAGCCCATCCTTCACGCTAATCCATTCGCCAAACGACTCCTGCTTCTCTTGCGCGTCCAGTGCGCGGAGGGCTTCCGCTCCCATCCGGCAAGCCTCGTTTACGGCATCTTGCCAAACGTTTTCGCCTTCAAAACCGCCATAATAGCTAATCTTGGCATAGGCTTCAAGAGTAGTTTCCGGGTCAAGTATCCTTGCTGCTTCTTCGCGTGTCATTCCTCGTTACCGCCTTTCAACATCATCTCTGCTAAGTCACACGCCGCCAGATATGTCTTCTCGTGAATTGTTCCGACGTGTACCTTTTTGACCCTATTCTTAAATGCTTGCATACCCGAAAACCAACACCCGGCGCGGACAAACATATTGCCGTTTTCGTCTATGTAAAAATAGGCTTTTCGGTTTTCGCTGCCTATCCTATCCACAGCGACATAGCGGCCATTTTTCACTGCGCCGTTTTCGTAGCTGCACAGCGCGCCAAAGCTGCACAGCGCGCCAAAGATGCACAGCGCGCCAAAGATGCACAGCGCGCCAAAGATGCACCCCTCGCCAAAGCTGCACCTCTCGCCAAAGCTGCACCTCTCGCCAAATCTGCACCCCTCGCCAAAGCTGCACCTCTCGCCAAAGCTGCACCTCTCGCCAAATCTGCACCACGCGCCAAAGCTGCACCACGCGCCAAAGTAGCACCCCGTGTCAAAGTGACACCCCTCGCCAAAGCTTTTTATCGCGGTATAATCCCCAGCAGGACATATCTTGTGATCATAATCATCTACTTCAAAGTTATCAAAATCCGCTTGCGTGTACTTTTTCATTGCTCTACCTCACTCTTTCTTTCGGCGGGTCATAATTTCCTCCCGCACGGCTTCATTTCGTGACACCCTGCGTACTCGCACATAGGCACAAGGTAATCCTTAAATTCAGGGCATTTTTCATTCACCAGCAGCCGCATATTCTCAACCACTTTTCTTGTCTCTTCCGCCGCAAGGGAGCATAGTCTTTTATTGGCTATCGTCAAAAGCTCTTCGGCGTTCATGTCCCATATCATCAACACGGGTTCATCCTGTCGTGCGGCGTTCCTGTCGTATTCATGCTGTCGGTCATTCCTCTGCGTTTTGACATACGGTTGAGCGTGAGTATGGCGGCAGAGGTGGACGCTTACCCAATACGGCAGCTCTATCAAAAAAGAGAATCTTAAATACCGTATCGGTGAATGCCGCGCCGCAAGAATTTTCCTTTTCCACTCGTCCGAGGGGATTTTTACCGTGTCTTTCCCCACCGTTACTAACGCCCTGCGGTATACCTCTATCCAGTCACGCTCGCCCGGATATTCCAGAAGTTCTACTCTCATTCTTCCCTCCAACAGTTCACTATCAGCTTGCTTACGCCCTGAATAGGCAGCTCCTTCAAGATTTGCCTTAACCGGCAATTATGTTTCGCGCCGTCACAGGTAAAGCACTCGGTTTTGGTGGCGTACTCTGCAAGATCGGCCAAATCGTCATAGCTCGTTACCCAGTAATTCTTGTCCCGGCCCGCTGCGGATTTAATGCCTATGCGGATTTCGGTTAGGTCGAGTTGTCGCTTGACGGTCAACAGTTGCTCTACAGGCACAGTATCCAGCAGCCTTGTGATAACACTTGCTATCCTGCTCTGCGCTATGCGGTAGTCCCGCCAGCACCCGGGTACGCGCTGACATAGCCTCTGATATCCTCCGGAAAACTTGTCGAGAATATTATCCAGCGCGAACAGTGCCGCGAACAATTCCCGCTCTTCAGCAGTCATTCTCTTTCGTCCCGTTGATTGCATTTAACCGTCCCTCCAATCTGTCCATCTTGTAGTGCTTCCAGTCAGACCAGTCGCCGAAGATTATCTTTAACTGACTAAGCATGATTTCCACGTCGGCACATTCCTCCCTGATGTTGTCCCTAATGTAATCCTCGTTCTCCGACATACCCAGCCACTTGTTCAGCGCGACAAGCAATTCGCTCAATTCTTCTGCTGCCTTTACCGTCTGATTCATGCTGCCGTAGGTATCAACGGCCTTTTCCAATACCTCTACTTTGTACTCCACTTAAAATTTCCTCCTTGCATACTCAGCAAGAAATGCTTCCGCTGGCATGGTCACAAGCCATTCCTCACGGCTTCGCCTATGAAATACTGCGGGAATTAACCCTTCTTTTGCATCGCGCTTAGCCTGTTCCATCCACTCATGTATCTTGGTTGTCTCGCAGCGTTTGCACTCCACGTGGATGCCAGGTAAACCGATAACATCTGATGCATCACCGCTCTGCCCGCAAAACTGAGATGTGCGCCTTGCGTCAGTAAATCCATGCGCTCTGAATAATGCCGCAAGTTCGCGCTCTCCCGCTTTACCTTTATCTCGCTGTGACTTGCCCATGTTGTTTCTCCTTTTTAGGTTGTGTCATGGCTCTTTCAACATCCCATCCATGGCGTAATCTATCCCTGAGAGTTCCCGACAGCCAACCTATCTTCCTTTCCCATTCTGCAATAGTGTGAATTTCTCCATCGTATTCAATGAGTTTGTTGGTTCTTTTGTTGTTCGCTTGCACAATATTGTTTACCAACCGACAATTATCGGGGGAATAACCCTTGTTATTATCGATCCGGTCTATTGTAAGCCCTTCTGTGTACCCATTGTTTATTGCCCACTTCTTGAAGGCACTATAATCTTTTTCCCATTCAGTACAAACAGTAATCCCACGGTTTTTATAATTTTTAAAGTGTGAACCTTTGCCACTTTTACATCTGTCATGCATTCCCCGCCACATTTTATACAGCTTTGTGCCTGTGTCTCCATGCGACCTATGCACACTGCTTGATATTTCACGTGCGAGACAACCGCACGACTTGGTACTTCCTTTTCTAAGCAACGCACCTCTCTTGTGGCATATCATTCCGCAGTCACACTTACACTCCCACACAACACTTCCGTATTTGTCTCTGGCACTCGGTCTTATTACAACTAATCTTCCAAATCTTTTGCCTGTTAAATCTATTACGTGATTAGCCATTTGAAAACCCGCCCTTCTTTCCGGGGTCTATTCCGATGTAAATCACTTTTCCCCCTCCATTTCCGCAGCACAGCCGGGACAGTAGTGCAGGCCCGTTTTGTTGCCGTGCTTGTAGTAGGCGTTACGGCTCCGCTTCTCGTAGCGGCCACAAACAGCGCAGAAAACTTGCACCTTGTTCCGGCCCTGATACCGTCTGTCTAATATCCAACGGCTTGTCTGCGGCCGTATAACGCGGGCCGGGGGTATGTCATGCACCGCGGCTATTACCTCGGCGTCCACGTCATAAAGGTTCAGCACGTTATCCACATCTTTTATCTCTACATACATATTTGTTCGTCCTCTCCTATCGCATCAAAGTCTATCTCATGTTCGTAGAATCTGAAGTGCTCGCCGTCCCACAAGAGATTGCATTCGCCCGTCCGCCCGTTACGGTTCTTGGCTATAATCACTATGGCTTCCTTCTCGTCCTTGCTGGTGTCATAAACCGCCGGGCGGTAGAGGAAAAGTACCTCGTCCGCGTCCTGTTCTATTGCACCTGATTCACGAAGGTCTGACAGCATGGGCCGGTGATCGTTGCGCTGTTCGGGGTTGCGGGAAAGCTGGCTCAGTATCAGCACAGGCACATTAAGTTCCCTCGCCATCAGCTTCACACTCCGGCTGATCTCCGATACTTCCGTTACTCTATCACGGGTTTTCCCCCGTCCCTGTATTAAGCCCAGATAGTCTATCACTACCAGATCAAGGGCTTTTTCTTGCTGTCGTATGGCATAGCAACGAGCCTTCATTTTGTCCACGGTCAGCGCATCGTCTATGACATACAGTTTGGTCTTGCTTAACGTGCCCGCAGTTTCAGCTGCCGAGGCTACCTGCTTCGGGTCACCTGACTGTGCGTCAATGTCGCTGTATAATGCGGTACTCATAACCGCTCTCCTGATGATATCCTCCTCGTTCATTTCGAGGGAGAACGCCGCCACCACCTTATCTTGCATGGCCACATTTACGGCTATATTCATTCCGAATGAGGTCTTGCCCATAGAGGGGCGGGCTCCGATTACAGTCATATGTCCCGGCTTCAGTCCCCTCAGTTTAGTATCCAGCGCCAGGAATCCCGTCTTGAGGCCGCTGTCCTTGGCGCCTATGCTCAATACCGCAGAAAGGAACTTATCTCCTACCGGGGCTACTGTGCCGCTGCCTATAGCCTTTACTCCGTCAATGACGCTTTGGGCATCGGCGATATAGTCAGAACCCTCACCGGTTTTAATGTCGTCAAGTACCCGCTGCAAGCCGGCTACAAGGTGCCGTTGACAAGAAGCAGCCATAACGCCATTGATGTAATATGCGGCATTAGCACCAGAGGGGACGGCAAGGGACAGTTTGGTGATATAGGTTATCCCACCTGCCGTTTGTAAATCAGTCCCCAGCGCATCCATCAGCGTAATGTTATCGCACGGCGTACCGTCGCGGAACATCTTTTGCATGGTGCTGAAAATGATTTGATTTTCTATTTCCCCGAAATCCTCAACACGCAGGCAACCGCAGCCCTTTTCAAAGGCTTCACGGCTTATCAGCATCGAGCCCAGCAACGCTCTTTCCAGTTCTGTCGAAGTACTCACGCAAGACTTCACGCCGTTTCTCCTCCATTTCCTCCGCCTGCTTCAGTGTTTTGATAGCTTCCCGTGTTTGCTCCGCCATCTTTTGGTGGTAGTCCCTCTGTTCTTCCGGCGGCGGGGGTTGGACTGCTGACGATTCCGCCGTTCTCCTTTTGTTCTCCCAAGTCCTCACAGCAGCTTTCCAATCTACCATCTTGTTTTTTCCTACCATCCATCCCTTTGAAGCGTAGAAGTCATACCACTCGTCCGGGTCTATACCGTTCGCTCTATCCTTGCAGTAGGCTCTAACTTCGTCTATGTCTGGCGGTGTGAAGTGCTTTGCCCTCTCACGCTTCCCCCCTTGGGGGGATATAGGGGGGTTATTATCTTGTATACTATCTGGTATATTATCTGGTATATTATCTGGTATTGGTGAATCCCTTTTAGGCTCTTCCATTGGCCTGTTTTGGGCTTTTGGAGCAGTCCGATTTGAGAGCATCGATTCACCCTTTTCAGTCAGTGCATACCAGAGGGTTCTGTCAAAGGGCTTGCTGTTGTAGCAGCCTGTCTTTAACAGCCCTTCGTCAATCAGTTTCTGGAGTGCAGCCTTGAATTGTTTCTCTCC